AAATCCAGGAATTGATTCCAAGACAGTGCTTACCTTTGGAGAAACTACCATGAAGTTAGCACCACCACGAAGAGTCTTCTGGTGGATAGTATTGCTAACAGACTGAAGCTTGATACCTAAAGTTTGGAACCAAGACATTCTTGTGTAGTACTCATTGCTAGCAGCAGTAGTAACAACACCTGTAGAGGATGCTTCGTCACCTACTTTAGCGCTCCAGTGATTAACAGTATCAGCGTTTCTGATAAGCATATCGAGGAGTTCGAGGTCGATTTCCATTGAGATGTACTCAGAAAGAATAGACGTTAATTCTGCTTCAGCATCAATGCTATGGTAAGCATTTAAATCCTGAGCGAATTCTGGTGTCCATTGAGCTTTCAATTTACGAGTTTTCGCTGTAACAGTTGAACTGTTCAGTTTAACATCAATTGATGGGATATCGAGTCCAACACCACTACCATCACCAACTTGTCTGAAAGTGGTGTCTTCAAAGTCGCCTCTATCGTCGAGGTTATCTGGACCTTTCTGATATTTAACAACTAAAGCGGCTGCATCAGAAGCACCTTCGGCAAATAACGTTACACTACCATCAGTATTAACTTTGTTAAACTGGTTATGGTTAGTAACAGTAGTGCCACCAATTGATTCAACAACAAATGCTCTTACACCTTCAGGATCATAATCACCAGTTCCACCACCGAGGTCAGAAGCTAAAATTGTAATAGCATCAATATCAGTGAGTGTATTAGCGGCAATAAACTCATCATCAAAATTAACAGATGCAGAATCATTTACAGTTAATGTTAAGAAAGATGCGGTACCAGCACTAGCTAAACTAGTTGCACCTGAACCTGTTAAGTAAACAGCGGTTGAAGTGGCCTCGTTGATGGAGTAACCAAATCTACCAGCGCCATAAAGGCCTTTACCTTGCCCGGCAGTTGGGAGTGCTGTTTTGGTTTTATCAGTAGTAGCGGCATATAAAGAGTCTGCAGCAGCAAATCCCGGTTGTGCACTACCATATTGGAAATCCAAGTAGAAGATAAGACCTGAAGGGAGGTTCATTGGCTGAACAGACACGAGGTCTTTAGCAACGATCTCACCGAATACTCTTCTAACAAGTGGAAGAGCAACACCAGCCCATGCTTCACTTTGACCAGCATTGATACTAGTACCAGTGCCAGTTGTGTTAGCTTCATTTACTAACTGTCTGGCTTGGTTCTCAAGGAGAACAGCCATGTTTGCTTTTTCGCTCTCGTGGGAGTTTAAACCCTCTAAGAGACCGGATCTTTCCCATTTACCCGCCAACTTAGCAGCTTCATTCTGCTGGTGTTGGAGGGGGGAAGCACCCTCTAATAATGTATTTACATTCATATGTTCTTAATTATTTATTAATGTTTGCAAGTTTTTGGAATCTTGACACTGTCTCGTCAACCGATTCCATTATAACCTTTTTAGGAGCAGTTCCAGCAGGCTTTGAAGCGCGTGCTAAACCTTCCTTAATCGCTCTTTTTTCTACACCTGTGAAGTCAAATGATTCTTGAAGGGTTTCAAATACCAATTTGGCTTCGTTAGCCGTAGCAGCTCTATCTAAAGCATCAACTACTTTAACTTTTTGGTTTTCAGTTAATGAATTAGCTCTAAATAATTTGTTGCAGTAGAGGAGTTTGCTGTTTAAAAGATTCATTTCAGAAATAGTTTCCTGGAGGCTAGAAACGGTAGAAAGGGCTTCTTCAAGCTCTTCTTCTACTTGTGCTTTTTTAAGGCGAGCTTCTTCAAGCTCAACATCATTAGCTTCCTTAGTTACTTCTTCTTTATCTTCACCTTCTTCAATTTCAGACTCAATTTCAGCTACTAAAGCATCAATGTCAATGGATTCATTTGTTTCATCAGTGTCATCTTTTGCTTCTTTTTGCATATCGTCTTCCTCGTACTTACCCATGCCTTCCTGTGTAGGTTCATCTTCTTCCATGTTGCCATCCATTTCTTCAAGCTCAGCCATAAGTTCATCAAGGTTGATTTCCTCATCGAGTTCTTCTTCTAATTCAAATTCCTCGTTTGTTGCATCTGTGTCGTCCTCGTCATAATATGCTTCATCAGTAGTTTCTGCTTCTTCTTCAACGTATTCTTCTTCGAGTTCAACATCTTCTTCTATCTCTTCTGCTAATTTAGCAGAGAGCATGTTTTTAATTTTAGAGTCAAATGCTTCTTCCAATGCCATTTTAGCATTTTCTAAAGCAACTTCTCTAACAGCTTTCGCGTCAGCGATTGCCTCTTTTAATAGTTCTTTAGCCATTTTATTTTTGTTTTAATTGGCTTCCAGTAAATTATGTACGGGAAATAGAGATTTTAATATCTCTAATAGGGATTTATTCTAAAATCCAGGGACACTATATTGGGATAGTGTATGCTTTCCACAATAAATATAAAAGTAGTTTGGAAACCCAAAAAATTTTTAGTATCTTATAATAAGAACTATATTATTATGATTTTAATAGCTGAATACTTATTAATTGGACTGGCAGTTGCTTTTTTACTTGAGCATGTTATCCGTTGGACAGGAAATGATGTTACTGGGGGGGAAAGATATTCTATGATAGTATTATGGCCAATAATGACTATTGTCTTTATTTTCTACTTTATAAAAGGGATACTAGAAGATTAACACTTACATACACCTGTGTTATCACAAATGATATCACGGATAATATTGTGTACTTTAGTATAATCAGTAGTAGGGGTACTTACTCCTTCATTCATCGGGGACATATAAGCACCTGGTGTGGATGGTGTTGATACCATATCGAAACAAAGTAAATCAAAATCTTCCTGTACCATTAGAATCCCATCTGAATTTTCCTGTACAGAACCCATACCTCTAGAAGATATTCCAACTGTAACTCCACAGCGGAATAATTCTTTGAGAATATTGCCGGCTGGGGTGGTTAATATTTCTACTACACCATGCACATCGTTTCCCTTCATAGTAATTTCTACTATGTTATGGGATACATTATTTAGGTTAATTACAGAAGATTCTGGGTGATCTAATTCCCCTAAGGCTCTTTTTTCTTTAACAGGACCATCAATATACTTTTTAATCTCTCTTTCAAGAATTTCTGGCTCATAGACTCTGCCGTTGTGATTTTTAACACCAGCTCTTTGTATAACACCACTTACTCTTAAGGGTCTATTTTCTTTAATAGATTGCTCAACTAAAAGCTTATCTACTTTAAACGGCATATGTTCTATAAGTAATTGTTTCATCTTCCCTGTCCTCTATAAGTTTTTTTATAATGCTTAGATTGCTTGTGGTTGCTAGTTTTTGTTTTAGCATGTACACCTGGTCTAGATGCTTTAAAAGCGGTCTTATATTCGAATGCGTTAGTTTTTTTAGCCATAACTTGTTTAATTTACTTCTTTGTATCCCATGTAACCTTTTTTCTTTTTTCTTTTGTTATTTCCAAAAGCACGAGGGGTAGCATAGGCTCCACTAGAACCCACACTAATGGTAGTACCGGTTCCTGTGGCATTAATTTCAGAAAGTTCTGTTTTAATAAGTTCACGAATTAATGAGCGGAGTTCATCTATTTTCATGAATGTATATTTTTAAGTTCATTAATCAATTCATAATAATTCATAAGATTAATAACATTGTCATCATGAACTGAGGATTTTTTACATAAAGGTTTAATTAAATTTTTAACTTCAGTAAGTTTAATTTTAGTTATTTGATCTACTTTTTCTAAAAGTATCCCCATTTCTTGCTTTACACTTTCAATTTCAGTGTTAATAAAGGTTTTTAATTTAGGGCTATTAGAAATATTATAAACGTAAGCTTCAAGTAACTGTTTTTGGTTAGAAGCTAATCCAGAGTACTTTTCATTAAACTTTTCCATTAACATTTTATGGGTAAGTGCTCTAGTTTCTTTATCAAACTTTTCATATTCTTCCATAACCATATCTTTTTTAGGTTTATTAGGAAGGGTTTGTTCTGTGATATGTTCAAGTACAATGACTTTAGAATTTACTATAGACATGGGGTTAGCGTCTTTATTTTCCAATAAATTATAGACACCAGCATATATTTTATAGTTAGGTATTTTAGCCTTAAAAAAATCTTCTATATTATATGTACCTTTTATTTCTCTAACTAAATTATATCTTTCTCTTTTTAATATAGACTTGTTTAATTTAGAATGTGCATTTATTAATGTTTCGATAAGGACTGTAGCATTAGCTTCCTTATTAAATTTTTTATTAAGTAACGCATGGTAAATTTGATACTCCTTTAATAAAGTAGTATTATTACCAAAAAATTTTTTTAAGATACCTACAGCCTTTGGGGAATTGTTTGAAATAGTTTCAGAGGTTATCTGCCTCGTTAACAGTTCAAATAAGATTCCAGTATTTTTGTACTTGGAGTGCTTAGGTTTCATGTATGAATTGATTTATTCCTATATAAATATGTAGGAGTTTCTGAGGCTTATTCTTTTATTATATTTTCTTC